CCACGCCCACCCACACCGGAGGGCAGGTAAAAACTTCACAACGAACACACGTCCAACCGCCAGGTGGACTAGCTTTTTATGGTGACGAGATAGTGGGGTTTGCCCCCTGGGGGGTGTGTGTTGGGTAAGCCGGGGCCTGCGCCGAAGCCGACGAATGTGCGTGCGTTGCATGGCGATCGGGCTGATCGGCTTGCTACTGGTGAGCCGCAGCCTGGCCAGTTGGAGGTGAGGCGCCCTAGCTGGTTGTCTCCTACGGCGAAGCGCGTGTGGAGTCGGTTGGCGCCTGATTTGCAGCGCAAGGGGGTGCTGACGGCGTGGGATGCGGAGGCGTTCGCGACGTTTTGTGACGCGGCTGCGCGCAGGCGGCATGCGGCGCAGAAGTTGGACGAGGAGGGCGAGGTTTTGTATTTGCCTGTGAAGGCCAAGGATGGGTCGTTTGCTGGTTATCAGCAGAAGCGTAACCAGTGGGGGAGTGTGTGGAAGGAGGCGAACGACACGTTGTATCGGTTTGGTGCTCGGTTTGGGTTGACGCCGTCTGATCGTGCGCAGCTCGACGTGAGCGAGCAGGCTGGGGAGGATGAGGCCAGAGCCCTCCTTTCCTGAGTGTGGCTACACCGACCATCAGGGCAACGCTTGCGCTGATCGTGGCGAGCATTTTTGTGTGCCGCGGGCGAACCGGGCGCAGGCGTTCATCGAGACGGTGCTGGTGCACACGAAGAGTGTGTGGGCGCGCCAGCGGTTTGTGCTTGCTGATTGGCAGCGCGACGAGATCATCAGGCCGTTGTTTGGCCGGGTGGAGTGGACGCCAGAGTGGGGGGGCTGTTACCGGCGGCGGTATACGATCGGCTGGGTCGAGCTAGCGCGAGGTTGCGGCAAGAGTGAGTTGGCGGCGGCGATTGTGCTGCTGTTGATGGTTGGGGATGACGAGGAGTCGGCGGAGGTTTGTGGGGCGGCGAAGAACACCAGGCAGGCGGGCAAGGTCGGCGAGGTCGTCAAGCGCATGTTTGAGTTGTCGCGCCCCCTGCGGGAGCGGCTGGTGTGGAATAAGCAGTCGCGCAGGCTGATCGACGAGCAAACCAACAGCTACTACGAGGTGATCCCGGGCGATGCGGAGACTGAGTTGGGCCGGAACTTGTATGGGGGGATCATCGACGAGGTGTTGACGCAGGCCACTCCGGATTTGTGGAATGCTCTGCGTACGGCGCAGGGAAAGCGCCCGTGGAGTTTGCTGCTGGGGTTTACGACGGCTGGCGACGACCCGTCGAGTTTTGCTGCCTATCAGCATGCGGAGATGCTGGAGGTCCTGGAGGACCCCGAGCGGGCGCGGCACGTGTTCGTCTACATTCGCGGGGTGCCGAAGGACGAGCAGGAGCTGGAGCGCATCCATAGGGTGTATGCGGGCCATCCGGATTTGCCGGTGTCTACGGATGTGTTTGACGAGCGCAACTGGAAGTGGGCGAACCCTGCGTTGGACGATTTTTTGTCGCGGCAGACGTTGCGGGAGGAGGCGGAGGAGGCCAAGCACGATCCGGCGGCTGAGAACTCGTTCAGGCAGTTCAGGGGGAACCAGTGGGTGTCGACGGCCAGCCGGTTTATCCCGCTTACTTGGTGGGATGCGTGCACTGGCGAGGTGGCCCCGAGGCCGGATTGGGTGGAGAGCAAGCTCGCGGGGGTGGAGTGTTTCGGGGGGCTGGACTTGTCTGCCCGGATCGACTTGACGAGTGTGTGCTGGTTTTTTCCCGAGTCGGGCTGGTTGTTGTGGCGGTGTTGGGTGCCGGAGGCTGTGGTTGACGAGCTTGATGTGCGGAACTCGGGGCGGGTGCGCCCTTGGGTGCGGGACGGCTGGCTGATCCCGACCGAGGGGGACGTGATCGACTTCGAGCAGGTGTGCGACCAGCTCGCTGCGGATGTGGAGCGGTTTGCGCCGGTCGATGTGACCTATGATCCGTGGATGGGCGATCCGGTGGTGCAGATGGTCCAGGCCCGCACGAAGCTGGACATGTGGCCTTTGCCGCAGCGCTACGAGCGCGTCACGGACGCGCTAACGAAGCTACGCGCTTGGTGTAAGGAGTCGGCCGGCAAGGTCGAGCAGGGCGAGCCGTTGTTGCGGCATGGCGGGAACCCTGTGGCAAGATGGGCTGCGGACTCTTTGGAGGTCACCAAGAAGCGCGACAACCCTGATTTGGTGCGGCCGTCGAAACCGGACCGCGACAGTGATGGGAGAAGGATCGATCCGATGTCGGCGGCTGTGCTTGCGATTGATGGGGCGGCGCGCCGGTGGAGTCATGAGCGCCCGGAGCCGAACGTGAGAGTTATCCAGTGAGCCGCCTAGAGAAGGTCGACTTGTTTTTGGAGCTGGCTGGCGCGTGTTGTGTGATGGTGGCGGCGTTCATGGTGACAGTGGAGCTTGGCCTGCTGGCGTTGGGGGTGGGGTTGGTCGCTTTGGGCAACCGGCCGAGGTCTAGCTGATGCCGTGGCTTCGCGACCGCATTGAGGCCAAGCGCGCTCTCAACTATGACAAAGAGCCCTGGTCTGACCTGATCGAGGGGGCGACTACTAGCTCCGGCGTGGCGGTCACGCCGGAGAAGTCTTTGCAGGTGGCGGCCTGCTACGCCTGCGTGCGGTTGCTGGCGGATTCGGTGGCGATGCTGCCGGTGGAGCTAGTGCGCAGGCGTGGCCGGCGCCGCGAACGTCTTGATCCGGCCGAGTCGAATCTCGCGTGGCTGATGGCGGTCGAGCCGAACCCGGAGATGGACGCGGGCGAGCTGTGGCGCGCCGTGATGGGCTGGATGCTGCTGTGGGGCGACGCCTACGTGTATGTGGAACGCAACCGGGGGGGCGCGCCTACCGCCTTGTGGCCTTTGCCGACGACTAGCGTCAACGTCGGCCGGACGACAAACTCACGCGAGCTGGTCTACCAGGTCGTCACGCCGAAGGAGTTCCTGTCCCCTGGCGTGCCGGAGGCTGCTGCGCTAGGGCCGTCGAACGTGCTGCACTTCCGCGCGTTCGGCGTCGGCGGGCTAACCGGGCTGTCTCCGATTGGCCAGGTCCGCGAAAGCGTGGGCACGGCGATCGCCGCCAGAGAGTACGCCGCCCGCTTCTATCAGGCGGACGCCACACCGGGCAGTTACATCTCTGTTGAGGGCGAGCTGACCGACAAACAGTTCGACCGGCTCAAGAGCCAGTGGCGCGCGGCCCACGAGGGTTTGTCGAAGGCCCACAAGCTCGCGGTGCTGGAGGGCGGCGCCAAATGGGACTCTGTGTCGCTCAACCCGAAGGACGCGGCGTTCATCGAAAGCCGCAAGTTTGAGACGGTCGAGATCGCGCGGATCTTCAACGTCCCGCCGCACATGATCCAAGACGTGGAGCGCTCCACGAGCTGGGGTAGTGGGATTGAGGAGCAGGGCATCCAGTTCGCTACCTACAGCCTCGGCCCGTGGGTGGACCGGTTGGAGCGAGTTGCGAGACGTGGGATTGTCGCTCCGGCGTTGGGCCGGATGGTGGCGCCGCGGTGGAGCATGGACGCGCTCACAAAGGGAGACATCAAGACTCGCTTTCAGGCGTATGCGACGGCGCGCCAGTGGGGGTGGAAGTCAGCAAACGACGTGCTAGAGGACGAGGACCGCGACACGATCGGGCCGGACGGCGACGTGTATTTGCAGCCGATGAACATGGTTCCAGCCGGCACGGTGACGGAGCCGCGCGGCGATAGCGAGTCTGGCGGGCAGCGGTCGGCACGTCAGTCTTTGCCGGACCTGGTTGATCTTCGCAGTCGGCATGTGGGTGAGCTAGTGTCGAGCCTGAACAGCCGGATGGAAGCCGAGCGGCAAGCGGTGCAGGATGCGCTTGGGCCGGTCCCGCCAGCTTCGGCCGACGAGATTTTCGACAGCGAGGCGGCCGAGCAGGCGTTGTCTGATCTTCTGGTGGAGGCGAACCGGCGCATTGATGGCGATTTTGGCGAGGCGGTAGAAGACCAGATCGGCAGGAGCGCTGCCGAGCGCTATGAGGGCGACGACGACTGGCTACAAACAAACGCGGAGGCGACCGCTAGGGCGGTTGTTGCGGCGACGAAGGAGCAGCTTGACCGCGAGCTGGCCAACACCGACCAGTCCGCAACTGAGTCCATCGATAAGACCTATGGCGTTCATGTGGCCGCGCGCGTGCCACGGGTGGCGCTCACGCAGGCGACGACGGTCGGCCAGCATGCGGCCCACGAGGCGGCCGGCCAGGCTGGCGCGGGCACGAAGACGTGGACGACGACCAGCGGCGACCCGAGGTCGACGCACGAGGCGCTCAACGGCGAGACCGTCCCGATCGACGAGAGTTTCAGCAACGGCGGGGCGTTCCCCGGCGACCCGTTGTTGCCGACGAGTGAGCGTGCCGGCTGCGAGTGCATGCTGACCTACAGCTAAGAGAGGTGGTTTGTTGTGTTGCGCCGCGTGATGGGCGATCGTATGAGGCGGCCTGGCCGCGACCGCATGCGCCGGTGGACGCAAGCCGACCGCGAAAACGAAGACGACGATGACGACGACCAGGAGCAGGGGCGCTAGCGATGCGCTTTGTTCGCGCGAGCGTTGACCGCCAAGACGAAGACGGCAACGGCCCGTTGCCGATCACTGTCACCACGGAGGGCGCCAAAGGCGACGGTCTCGACCTCCAGATGGACCGCGTGCGGCTAGAGCGGTGGCGCGCCAACCCGGTGGTGCTGTTGGAGCATTTTCCGATCACGTTGCCGGGCATGAATGCGGTGATCGGCCGGGCCGACAACATCGCGGTGGACGGCGACCGTTTGCGGGCGGACGTGACGTTTGACACTGGCGGCAAGCTCGGCGCGGAAATCGACCGTTTGTACCGCGAAAAGTTCATGCACGCGTTCAGTGTCGGCTTTGACTTCGGCCGGATCGACGACAACGGGGTGCCGGAGTGGTGGGAGCCAGCAGAGGTGTCGGCTGTCCCGTTGCCGATGGACACGAGCGCGCTCGTCGATGACGATGTCCGTAGTGGGTTTATGGCGATGGCTCGCGCGACCGGAGACAAAAAACTGGTGCGCGAGCTAACCCGGATCGTGGGCGAGGCGCAGCGCGGCCCCATCGCGCCCCATCAGACGCCGACCGACACCGACTCCGAGTGGGACGGCGACCAGGCGGTGTCCGACGCGCCGAACGACGCGGAGACGCTAAGGCACATGCACGCGTGGCGCGATGACGACGAGCCAGCCGACGAGAAAAACAGCTATAAGCTGCCACACCACAATCCTGGCACCAACACTGCCGCCGTGATCTCGGGTGTGAACAACGCGCTCGCGCGCTTGTCGCAGAGCAGCATTCCCAGCGACGACCAGGAGGCGGTGGAGCGCCACCTGCGCGACCACCGCGAGGACGCAGGCTTGGATCGCGGTTTGTCCGACCAGGAGCTGCGCGACGCAGTATCGCGCGTCACTAGCCCTCTCGTTGTTAGCGAGCCGGCCGGCTGGCTGTTCCAGCGCGAGCGTGGCCTGCGCAGCACTGGCGCGCTGGCGCGCTATCGTCGCCGGCAACGACTGCACGAACTGACCACCGACTAGGCGAGCAAAGGACGTAGCTGATGGGCTACATGTCGACGAGCAAAGACCATTGGATGTCTGTCGACGGCGTAGTGCTGATGGCCGAGCAGCAGATCACGGCCAGCGGCACCGGTCCGGCCCACGAGACAGACCGCGGCGTGGCGCGCCTCACGCTTGACGTCGTGGCCAGCGACGGCGACGGCACGGAAACGCTCGACGTCGACGTGGAAACCAGCGAGGACGAAAGCTCGTGGAGAACCGTCGGGTCGTTCTCGACGGCCACTGCGGGCGCCTCGTCGCAGCGCCAGACCTTCGCAGGCCTAGACCGGTTTGTCCGGGTGAGCTACACCTTGGGCGGCACCGTGAACAGTTGGACGTTCTCGGTGGCCGGCGAGTTTGCCTAGCAAAGATTTACCGCTGACGCCAACCCGCAAAGCAAAACACGCGCAGAGCAAAGGACGTGTTGTGCCAACCGCACTTGACCTAAAGCAAGAACGCGCCCGCAAGGTCGGCGAGGCCCGCAAGCTTATTGACGCGGCCGAGAACGAGAACCGCGAGATGTCCGGCGAAGAGAGCCAGCAGTACAAGGAGCTGGACGGCGAGATCGAGTCGCTCGGCAACCGCATCCAGGAGATCGAGCGGCAGGAGCAGCGCGAACGCGAGCTAGCCGATGTCGACCCGCCAGCCGACCCCGGCAAGTCAGGCCGCGAAACTGACGGCGGCCCCAGTAAGGGCGACGAGGATTTGGCTGGCCGGTTTCGTCAGCTCGCCCGAGGCGAGGTCGGCGCGGTCGACGTGGCGTTCTCCACGCGCGATCTGACCAAGGGTGTGGACACAGCCGGCGGCCACACCGTCCCCGAGACGTTTGTCGCTAGCTTGTACGAGAGCATGCAGGAGATGTCTGCGATCCGCGAAACGCGGGTGCGGACCATCACGACCGCCTCGGGCGAGCAGATGCAGTTTCCGAAGAAGACCGGCCGTGGCAGTGCTGGGCTTGTTTCTGAGGGTGGTGTGATCCCCGAGAGCGACCCGCAGTTCGGCCAGGTCACCCTCGGGGCATATAAGTATGGCCAGATGATCCAGTTGAGCTACGAGCTGCTTGATGACACGGCCGTTGACCTGCTCGACGTGATCGCTCGCGACTCCGGCGAGGCGTTGGGCGAGGCGACCGGCGAGCACTTTGTCACCGGCGACGGCAACGGCAAACCGACCGGCGTTGTGCCCGCGTCGACTGTCGGTGTGACGGCGGCTGCGCTAGACGACATCACCACCGACGAGCTGCTGGCGCTCTACCACTCTGTGATCAGGCCGTATCGGCGGCGTGGCGAGTGGATGATGGAAGACTCCACCGTCGAGCTGATCCGCAAGAAAAAGGACGGCGACGGCCAGTACATTTGGCAGCCGGGCATGCAGGCCGGCGAGCCCGATCGCCTGTGGGGCCGGCCGGTGGTGGTCGATCACAACATGCCGGTGGCCGCGACTGGCAACAAGAGCGTGTTGTTCGGCGACTTCTCCGGCTACCTCATTCGTGACGTTGCCCAGATGCGGTTTGAGCGCTCCCGCGAGTTCGCGTTCGACACCGACCTGGTGAGCTTTCGGAGCTTGATGCGCACTGACGGCGAGATGTTGGACACGTCGGGTGCGATCAAGGCCATCCAGCAGTCCTAAGCCTAAGCGAAGGGGTTTGTTGTGAGCACGACGGTCCGTCTGAAACAGCGGGTCTCCGGCCGGCGCAACGGCGAGTTCTGGCCAGAGCCCGGCGAAACCAAGGAGGTCACCGACCAGGAGGCGACCGACCTGGAGTTCATGGGCATCGCCGAGAAGGTCTCCAAGTCGGGCAAGCCAAAGGAAGGCTAGACCGGCTTGCCTCTGGCGACTGTCGACCAGCTCGCGAGCTGGCTCGGGCGGGACTTTGGCCCGCCCGGGTCGGTCGAAAGCGAACGCGCCAGGCTCATGCTTGGCGAGGCCGAGGCCGTCATTATTGATGAGGCTGGCCAGCCGCTCGACAGTCGCGAGACGACCGAGGTTCTGGACGGGACCGGCCACCGGCTGTTGACGTTGGGGCGGTGGCCGGTCACCAATCTGAGCGCAGTGCACGTCAAAGGCACAGCGCTCGACGTGAGCGAGGACGTCGAGTGGTCAGCCACGGGCGTGGTCAAACGCCTCGGGGAGGTGTGGCCTGAGTCGCTACGGTCGGTCAAGGTCACCTACACGGCGGGGCATGATCCGTTGCCGGATGTCCTCACCGAGGTGTGCCTGGCCGCCGCCGCCCGCGGCTACACCAACCCCGAGGGCAAAGTTCAGGATTCGTATGGCGAGTGGCAAACGAGGTTCACGCCGACTGACGGGGTGGGTTTGACCAGCGCCGAGCGGCGCATCGTCGCCCGCTATGCGGCTTAGGAGCTAGCGGTGGGTGTGGTTGTTGACGTTGACACGGAGTCTGGCCGCGCCCAGCGGATGCTGCGCGAGATCGCCGACCGAGGCAACGACTGGCAAGGCGTCCTGGGCGAGGTGCTGCTTGACTTCCACAAGGTCGAGCAGCGCGTGTTCCAACAGGAGGCCGAGCCCGGCGGCGGCTCGTGGCCGAGCTTGGACCGGCGCTATCTGGAGAAGCGCCGCGAGCAGGGGCTCGGCACAAAGATGTTGCAATACGAGGGTGGCGATGGCGGCAAGCTCCGCAAGAGCCTGACGCAGCCAGGCGCCCCCCACTCCTATGTGCGCATCGACGCTGACACACTCCAGGTCGGGACCAAGCTCGGCATCGCCGCAGTCCACCAGAAAGGCGGCCGCGTGGCGGGGTCGCGTATCCCGCAGCGCAGGTTTGTCGGCGTGACCGACGAGACGCGCGACAGGTGGGCCGGCATTCTCGCTGATCATCTCAAGGTCGGCTGATGGCCTTAGGTCCGGTTGTTACTGGCGGCGACGTCCTCGGGGCGGTCGCCTCCAGCCTGGAGACGCATTTGCCGGGGGTGTTGGACGAGCTTTCCAGCCGTCGGGTGATCGACCCGCCGTTGGACCATCCTCGCACCTGGCACGAGACGGTGCGGGTCGCTGAGCTGATGCGCAACGAGCACTGGCTGCCCGCGATCACGGTTTCGAGCTTCGATGGGCAGGTCGAGTTTGAGTCCGGCATGGACGTGATTGATGCGTTGTGGCCGGTCGATGTGGCGTGCGCGTTGCGGGTGTCGTCGCAGGATCGCGAGCTATACCGGGGGCATACGTATGTGGCTGCGGTCCGCACGGCGCTGTTGTCCGACCGTTCGCTTGGGGGGTTTGCGTCTGGTTTGTGGTTGTCTAGCCAGGAGTTGGACACGGTGGAGCAGTCTGGGAGTGTGCTCCTGGTAGGGTCTGTGTCGACGCGTGTGCGTGTTGCAGAGGTCGCCGAGATCCCGCCCGTGGGCGGGCCAGCAGTGGAGGAGACGGTGGTGGACGTCGAACGCAAAGGGGCTGGCTAGTGGCTAAGCAGAGGTTCCGTAGCGTCTCTCAACTGGCGCGTGATGTTGGTGGCGGCCGGATTGTCGCGCCTGGTGAGACGGCGTATCTGGATGACCGTGACGAGCAGGTTGCTGTGTTGGAGCGCGAGGTCAGGCTGGTGCGTTTGACCGCGCCCGCCAAGGCAGAGAAGACCAAGACGACGGAGAAGAAGTCCGAGTCCAGCGAAGGGGAGGTCTAGTAGATGCCGGCACCGCAGACGACGATCACGCGGCGGGTGGAGTCGCCCCCGCGGTTTTCAGCGCTGACCAACACGGGGTTGTTGCACGCTGTTGGTTTGGCGGAGAAGGGGCCGTCGAACGAGCCCGTGAGGGTGGAGTCGCCGTCGGCGTTCACTGACAGGTTTGGTGAGCGCGGCAACGCCTATTCTTTGCTTGCTGACGCCGCCGAGACGTTCTTCGGCGAGGGCGGCACCGCCGCCGTCGTGGCTCGCGTTGTGGGGCCAAACGCCGTCGCGTCTGACGTGATCGTGCAGGACCAGGCCGGCACGCCGCAAGACACGCTGCGTTTCTACGGTGACGGCCCCGGGATCTACTATGACGACTACCAGGTTGTCATCACAAACAGCGGATCGACCTACACGGTTGATGTGCAGTACCAGGGCGAGACGGTCGAGAAGCACACGGGGTTGGCCGACCCGCCGGCAGCGGTGCGGGCGCTGGAGCCAAGCGTGCACGTGCACGCTGAAGACCTCGGCTCGACCAGCTCCAGCCCCAACCCCGCCGACGGCACCTACGGTCTGACCGGCGGCGACGACGATAGCGCCAACGTCACAGACAGCGAGTGGCAGGCGGCCCTGGACGCGATCACGGCCGATTGGGGCACCGGGCAGGTTGCCGCCCCCGGTCGCACCACCACGAGCGGTCACGAGCAGCTGATCGCCCATGCTGAGGCGACCCGGCGGACGGCGCTGTTGGACGGCGACGAGGCCGCCAGCGTCTCCAGCCTGGCCAACACTCCGGACAGTTTGGCGGCGAGCAACACTGGGACGAGCCGCGCGATCTTCTGTTCCGGCTGGGTGCGCATCCCGGACGACGGCGATGTGCGCCGCGACGCCCCCCCCTCCTCGTTTGTCGCAGGGCTGATCGCCCGCAACGACGCGGCTGCCCACCCGGGGGACGCGCCGATCCACGAGGACGGCCAGGCGTCGCACGCCATCGCGGCGACAAACCCGCGGAGCCCTGAGGAGCGCGACACGCTCGCCGAGGGCCGCGCGGTGGACCTTATTGACAACCGCCTCGGTTTGCGCCTGGACGGTTTCTATTCGGTGTTGGGTGCGCCGTGGCGGCATGCGAGCGCGTCGCGCGTGGCGATGGCGATCGAGGCCGACGCGCATGTGGCTGGTGAGCAGTTCATCGGCGAGCCGATAAACAACGAGACCATCAGCCGGTTTGAGGCGGTGTTGTCGAACATCGCGAAGCGTTACTACGACGCGGGCGCGCTGTTTGGCGACAGCGCCAGGGATGCGTTTGACGTGGACACGTCGATGAACACCGACACCACCGCCGCTAACGGTGAGCTGCACGGCGACATCTATGGTCGCATCACGAAGTTCGCCGAGTTCGTCCGCGTGGCGGTCATCAGGACGCGCATCTAAGCGTCTCTTTGTGAAGGGAGCAGGTTGTGGCAAACAGAGTGAGCGAGTCGCACCAGAGAGCGGTGCTGACCATCGGCGGCACCAACTACGACGGCTGGCACATGGCCGAACGGCCCGACAACACGGTGCCGGTCGAGCGGCACGTGGCGGCTGGGGCGGCTGGCGACGTGGTCACGCCCCGGCAGGCGTCCGAAGGCGGCACGGTCACGTTGACGCGCCGCCACGACGAGGAGTCGTTTCACCAGCTCAAGGATGCGGTGCCGGCGGAGTGCGAGGTGGCGGTGTTCTACGTCGATCTGGATGGCCGCAAGATCGGCCGTGGGCAGACGTACACGGGAGTGTTTGCCGGCATTCGCACCAGCAACTTCGACGCGTCCAGCTCGACGCCAGCCGTGGACACCGTCACGGTTGAGGCCGACGGGGAGACTAGCTAATGTCTGACCCGGTGCACATCGACACGTCAGCCGACGGCGACGACGAACCGGAGCGCGCGCGCGACGAGGGTGTGCAGGCTGCCGTGGATAGCCCTTTGGCGGCGATCCGCGAGCGGCACAGGCAGCAGCGCGAGCAGGCCAGCTCGGTCGACCTGGCAGTGCCTGATCTTGACGACCCGCCGGTGTTTGTCCGCTACCGCACCGACGTGAGCCATAACCACATTCGGCAGATGTATGCCAAGCGTGAGAAGCGCGGCAAACAACAGGGCGGCTACGACTGGGAGGTTCTGGCCGCCGCCGACGTGCTCGTAGAAGCCTGCGTCGGCGTGTACACGAAGCTGGAGGATGGCACGCAGGTCGGCTACGCCATCGACGGAGACAAGGACGACTGGCCAGCGTTCGACCTGCGGCTAGCCGACATGGTCGGGATGGACGTCGACCAGCAAAAGCCCCCACGGGCTGTTGACGTGGCCCGCGCGTTGTACGGCAGCGATCCGCGGGTGATCCAGGCCAGCGGCGAGCTTGCTCGCATCGTCGGCTACACGAGCGGGAGTGAGGCGATGCCGGGGGAATAGTGGACGACCCCGAGGTGTCGGCCGTGCTGGATGTGGCTGCGGTCGGCGTGGTTGTTGGCGCCGGCACGCCGTTGGGCCAGCTCGGCTTGTGCGCGGACGACTGGCTAGTGCATAGCGAGGTGGTGCGCCGCGCCCACAGGCGCATGCGCTCCGAGCAACTTGACGATGTGGAGCTGATTGTGCAGGCGCTGACCGGGCAGGGTATCAGCCGCCGCGACGGGGACACGTATGGCTGAGGAGCCAGTCGGCGTACGGCTCGCCGTTCATGGCCGGCGCAGTTTCGGCCGGGAGATGCAGGCGGCCACCGGCCACCTGCGGGGTTTCGGTCGGGCTGGCGAGTCGGCCGGCAGCCGCATCAGGGCGACGATGGATCGCGCGCGTGCCGCAGCCGGACGGTTTGGCAAACAGGCGCGCCGCGTCGGCATGACGTTGACGAAGACGTTGACGGCTGCGATCTCGGGGGTGGCGGCGGCGACCACCACGATGGCCGCCAGCTTCCAGGCGGAGATGTCAAAGATCGTCGGGCTGGTCGGCGTAGGTCGCAAGCGCGTCAACCAATGGAAAGACGACATTCTGGCGATGTCCGGGCAGGTCGCCAAAAGCCCGAAAGAGCTAGCCAAGGCGATGTTCTTCATCACGTCGGCTGGCCTGCGCGGCGAGCAGGCGCTGAGTGCGTTGCGGGCGAGCGCGAAGGCCAGCGCTGGCGGTCTTGGCGAGACCCAAGAGGTCGCAAACGCGGTCACGAACGCTCTGAACGCTTATGAGAAGGGGTCTATTAGCGCTAAAGAAGCCACTGATGTGTTGTCTAAGACGGTGGAGGCGGCCAAGGCGAACGCTGCCGAGTTGGCGCCGCAGTTCGGCCGTGTGTTGCCGTTTGCGTCTGAGCTTGGCGTGAGCTTTGACCAGCTCGGCGGCGCGCTGGCGTTCTTCACCAAGGCGACGGGTGACGCGTCGAAAGCGGGCACGTTCCTGGAGGGCATCTTGCGGATGCTTGTGAAGCCAACGAAGCAGGCGCGGGATGCGTTGCAGCAGGTCGGCAGCAGCTTCGAGGGGGTTCAGCAGAGCATATCCGAGCAGGGTTTGCTGCCGACGCTGAACGATTTGCGGGAGAGGTTTGACGCGAGCGATGCGGCCATCAGCGACCTGTTCGCGGACAGCAACGCGCTGGCCGGCGCGTTGCAGCTTACGGGGTCTCAGGCTGACAGCGCCCGCGGCGTGTTTGACGCTTTGGCGAACAGCTCGGGCAAGACACAGGAAACGTTTGAGGAGGCGTCGCGAACGGCGGCGTTCCAAGCCAAGGCCGCCTGGAGCAATCTGAAGGCGACGCTGATCGGCATCGGTCGGGATGCGTTGCCGGCGGTGACGGGCGCGCTAAAGGACGTGAACGGGGCGCTGGAAGACGTCAAGCAGTGGTGGTCCAGCCTGTCCGATAGCACCAAAGAGTTCATCATGAAGGCGGGCGCGCTAGTCGCCGCTTTGGGTCCGGTGTTGGTGATCCTGGGCGGTTTGGCGACGGTGTTCTCTGTGGTGTCGGTTGCGGCGCTGGGCTGGGCGGCTGCGGTCGGCGGCGTTGTTGTGGCGGTCGGCGGGTTTGTCGCTGGGCTTGTGTGGGCGTGGAACAACGTCGAGACGTTCCGCGATGTCGTCACTGGCGTGTTTGGCGCGGTGAAGACTGCGATCAGCGCGGCGGTCGACGTCGCCGGCGCTGTGATCGACGCGTTCATCGGGTGGGCGCGTGACGCGTGGAGCCGGTGGGGTGAGGACATCAGGAAGATCACCCAGCGGCTCTCGGAGATCGTGAGCCACAACCTCGCGGAGTTGGCCGCGATGGGCAAAACGATCATTGCCGGCTTCACCGCCGCAGCCACGTTCCTGTGGGAGACTTTCGGTGAGACGATCACGAAGTTCACCAGGCGCACGTGGGACAACGTCAAGCTCGTCATCGGCGGCTTCATCGACGTCATCCTCGGCACGATCAACGCGTTTCTCGCGTTGCTTCAGGGCGATTGGGAGGGCGCCTGGGAGGGCATCAAACAGGTGCTGGAGGGCGCCATGCAGATGATGGTCGGCGTGCTCGGCCAGGCGATGAACACGATGGGCAGCATCATCTCGGCTGGCGTCGACACGATTGCGACGGTGTGGGACGGTGTTCGCGACGCGATGGCCAGACCGGTCAACTGGGTGATCGAAAACGTCTTGAACCCGTTTGTGGGTGCGATTGAGAAGGTCGCGGACGCGGTCGGCATGAACCTGGACTTGCCGTCGATATCGCCCGTGAGCTTTAGTGGTGGCGGTGGGGGTTCGCAGCTTGGGGGTGCTGCACATCCGACGATGCACACCGGCGGGGTGGTGGGTCGCGACGAGCAGTCTGCCCGTGGCGCGCTTGGCTGGGATGAGCGCCTAAGGGTGCTCAAGCTCGGCGAGACTGTGCGCACGCCGTCGCAGGAGGCGGCGCTAGCAAACGCCAATCGTGGGGTTGGCGGGCCGGCTGCGGCTGGCGGCGACGGTGCCAGCATGATCGACGCTTTGTGGTCAGTGTTCGGCAACGTTCCGGGCACTCAGCTGACCTCGGGCTACCGTCCGTCCAGCGACACCTACCACGGGCGCCGCATGGCGATTGACGTGGTGGGCGACTGGAACGCTCTCTACCGGGCGGCGCAAAGCGTGTGGGGCCAGCTCGTCGAAGCTATCGGCCCCGGGCCGCGCTGGAGGCTGGATGGGCAGACGTTCTCTGCGGACGACGCCCGCAGCAGGTGGCCCGGATTGTGGCAGTCGCATGTGGCGTCGAACCGCCATTGGCACTTTGCCGCGACCCCGTCGAGCTGGTCCGGTGGTGGCGGTGGCGGCGTGATGGATTGGGTCCGTAGCCAGGTCGCGAGCATGGCTGGCGAGTTGGTGGATCCGTTGCGCGACAAGTTGTCGGATTGGGCTGGCTCTGGCTGGCAGGGGCTGTTGGCCGGCACGGTGGATAGCTTGATTGACGGGGCGATGGCGGCGGTCAAAGGCGACTCGGGATCGCTGCAAGGGATGGCGTCTGGTGGCCGGCTCGGCGCGGGCGAGGCCGCGGTGGTCGGCGAGCAGGGGCCGGAGCTAGCGGTGGGTGGCCCGCAAGGCGCAAGCGTGCTGGACGCCAAGACGACAGCCGGGCTCGGCGGCGGCGTGACGATCGGCGAGGTCAACGTCAACGTCCAGGGGCGCGGCCCGAACGAGTCCGACGAGCAGTTCGCCCAGCGCGTCGCGCGCGCCGTCCGCGACCCAGACGTGGTCGACGAGCTTGACCGCGGTGTGGCCAGCGCGAAGGCCGCCCGATGACCCAACACGGCCGCCTGGTTTGTGTGGACCCGCCGGGGGTGGTGGACCCGGTGGAGTTCCAATGGATGCCGCAATCGACCCGCAAGAACGGGCAGGCGCAGGTGGACTCTGTCGACCGCGAGCAGCACAAAGCCATGAGCGTGTTCGCCGGCACGTCGCTGCACACCATGCAGCTATCCGGTGTGGTGTGGGATGTGCGCCGGTCTGGCGCGCCAGGCGACGACCTGGAGCCTGTGCGCCAGCGGCTGCACAAGTTGACGCAGCCGGTTGGTGGGGCGCACCAGCACGCGCAGGGGCCGCCGGTGGTGGCGTTCCAACCTTGGGGGGAGGGTTTGGACTGGACCGTCACTGTGGATTGGCGTGACACGTTGCGGCTGGCTGACGGCCGGCTTGTCAGGTTGGCGGTCAACATTGCGTTGCAGGAGTGGTGGCCGGCAGCAGGCAAAGAAACGCCGGCACAGAAGGCGTCTAGAGTCAAAGACAAAGGCGGGAGTAGTCAGAGTGAGCCTGGCGACGAGACGCACACCGTCGAGCCGGGCGAGACGCTGTCCAGCATCGCCGCCGACTTCTACGGCGACGCGGGCAAGTGGCAAGCGATCTTTGACGCAAACGAGCTGCGGTCTGGCGATCCCGACTTGATCTATCCGGGTGAGAAGTTGACGATCCCGAGGGGCCAGCAGTGACGGACCCGTTTCGGGTGGAGCTTGCTGGTGGCGGCGAGAGGGTTGTGCTTGACGCTGTCGGGATGGGCGTGCGGCAGGGCATGCGGCAGGCGCCCGAGCTGACCGTGTCGGCCGAGGACCCGGGCGGGGTGCTGTTGGACAGCGAGGTGCTCGCTGCTGACGAGGTCACTGCCGACGTCGACGGGAGGCGGTGGCGTTTGCGTGGCGTCGGCCGGCGCAACGGCAGCGAGCTGACGTTGACCATGTGGGACGAGGTGGCGGCGCTGTTGGACGACGCCACCGGCGGCGACCTGGCCGTGCAGGGCACGCTGGCCGACTTCGCCCGAAGGCTAGCGGGTGATGCGGGTGTGGGTGTGGAGGTGGTGGGCCAGCCGGCGAGTGAAGCGTCCACGTTTGAGCGGCGGTCTGACGAGTCGAGCTGGCAGGCGCTGGGCCAGATGGTGGACGATCGCGACGGGTGGGAGCGCTACGTCAGCGGCGGCCGGCTGGTGGTGGCCGACCGCGACGAGCTAGCCGCCGATGTTGCCGCCGAGCTGGACGAGCGGGATGCGTCCGTGAGCCCGGTAGAGTTGGACTTGCGCCCGGGCGGGCTGGCCGACGAGGCGTCCGTGTCGGTGACGGTCGCGGGGGGCGGGCTTGCCGGCGGGTGGGAGCCCGCCCGAGCGGTGGACGTGGCGCGCCCGAGGCCTGCCGAGGGCCGATGGCTGGTTGAAACCGTCCGGCGGCGCAGTCTCTCGTCGGCGCTGGTTGACTTGTCGTTGGTGCGCCCGTGACGGCTGGCGGCTTTCTGCGTGACGCCCATGGGCGCCCGCCCGCGCGCTCTGGCGAGGAGCTGGACGTCGGCACGGTCACGCGGGTTGAGGGTGGGCAGTGTTGGATGCGCCCGTTTGACCGTGGCGACAGAGAGATCGGCCCGTGCCAGCTCCCCTCGGGCCGGGCGGTCGGCCACCCGTCGCACGAAGCGCATCCGGCCGACCCCGAGGTGGTGTTGACGCCCGACGAGGGCGACGAGGTGGTAGTTTTGGTGGCGGCAAACGTCATGTTTGCTATCCCGTTCTCGGGAGTGTCCTGATGGCGCAGCAGCGTTTGGCGTGGCCCATCGAGAAAGATGGCAGCCGGCTCGCGCGGGTGTGGCAGCGCACCGGCGGTCACGCAGACCAGCAGGTCGCCATGCTAGTCCGCACACAGGCAGGCGAGCGCATCGCCCAGCCGAAGGTCGGCACGCCAGACCTCGTCGATCAGGACCCGGTGGACGCGCAGCTTGCGGTGGAGCGCGCCGTTGACCGGTGGGCGGTCGCCGCCCGCCGCACCAGCCAGGTGACCGTGGGCCGGCGCGACGACGGCACGATGCGAGTGCACGTGCCCGTCGGGGTGGCATAGATGGCCGGCCTGGAGCTGCCCTGGTCGCGCGCCACCGACCTCGATGGCGTGCTCGACGAGATGCTAGCCGAGCTGTTCGACCGGCTGCCGAACCTTGACCCGGCCGACGTCGACGTCGAGGAGGCGCTGCTGGCCGCCTGCGCGGTGGTGGCGTCTTCGACGCGGACGCTGCTCGTCGACCGGGTGCTGGCTGACTACCGCCGGTTCGGCGAGGTCGTGCATGACGTCGCGCCGATCGCAGGGTCGGCGGCCACCGCCGAGACGACCTGGACGCTGCGCGACACCGGCGCGCAGGTGACGATCCCTGCGGGCACACAGGTCGGATGGCCCGGGCCGGGCGGCGAAACGCTGTTCGAGCTGGACAGCGAAATCAGCGTGAGCGCGGGCACGACTGAGGTGACGGGCGTGCTGATCCGCGCCGTCAAGGACGGCACCGAGCCCGTCGAAGGGCTGGAGCTAGCCGAACTCACCCTGGTCGACCGGCTTTCGGCGGTCCGCAAGGTCGAGGCGACGAGTTTGCCGAGCGGTGCGGTCGACGAGGAGTCTGCGGGTGAGTTCGAGGAGCGTTTGGCCGAGCGCGTCAAGCTCTGGGGCGAGACGCTTGTGACGCCGGAGGACATGCGGGCGGCGGCCGAGCAGCAGCCTGAGGTCGGCCGGGCGCTGGCGCTCGACGGCTACGACCCGACGTACAACCGGCTCACTGCCAACCAGTCGAGCTTGGAGACGGACACGTCGGGGTGGAACGCGGGCGCGAACACGGCGATCGCGCGGGACACGAGCCAGGCCCGCGAGGGCTCGGCGTCGCTGCGCCTCGACGACACAACCAGCAACGCCGTAGCCGACGACATCAGCGCGTTCACCGACGGCGGCGCGAACGGCGCGCCGGTCCGCGAGGACCAGGACGTCACGGCGCTGGCAAGCGCGCTCGACAACGGCACTGCTCGCAGCTTCCACGTCACGGTCGCTTTCTACGACGATGGCGGCGCGCTGCTGTCGAGCACGAACGGCGCGTCGGTGTCGCAGTCGGCGGGTGCGTGGACACAAGGCTCAGTGACCGCGACCGCCCCGGCCGGCACGGAGACTGCCCGTCTGCGCGTGACGATAGAGGGGGTGGCTGACGGCGAGTCGCACTACGTCGACGCCGCGAGCCTGCACGAGGGCAGCCACACACAGTGGGAGGAAGGCGGCGGCGACGGGTACGGCCACACGCTGGTGGTGACGGTCGCGCTGGCCGACGATGACGGCAAAACGCTCGCCAAGGCCACCCGCGACGACATCGAAGCGCGCCTCAACGACCCCGAATGGCGGGCAGCAAACCGCGTGACGCACACCATCGACCCGTCCTACACGCAGGTCGTCGTCAAAGCCGACGTGTATGTCGAGTCGGGCTATGACGCCTCCACCGTCATCGACCGGGCGCGCCAGGCCGTCTACGACTTCCTCCACCCGGCACGGTGGAGCTGGTCCGACACGGTCGAGCGCGACGAGGTCTTCTACCGGCTGCGTGACACCGAGGGCGTAGCTGACGTCGAAGCGCTCACGATCAACGGCGACTCGGGCGACGCGTCCCTCGACGGAATCGCGCCGCTACCCACACATCGCGACGACCCGAACAACCCAACGACGGTGACGCTAACGCAGGCATGACGACCTCCAGCCGGATAGCTGACGCGGTCGGCCCGACAGTGGCCAGCACGCAGACGGCGGCTGACCTGATCGCAGCGCTCGCCGAAGGACAAAGCTGCGTCGACGTGCTCATCCGGCCCGCCGACGGCGCCGATCCGGCCGACCTGCTCGACCCGGACACCGCGCCCGTGTGGCTCTTGCCGCTACTAGTCGCCATGAGCGGCTCCCGCATCGACCCATCACGGTGGGACGAACAAACGGTACGCGACCGGATCGTGAACACGCCCGCCCGCAAGCGCGGCACGCCCGCAGCGATCCGCAGCCGCCTCGAAGGCGTCCTTACTGGATCGAAATACTACAGCCTGGTCGAGCGCGACGGCGACCCGGCACACCTCCGCGTGGAAGTCTACGAATCACAAACGCCGTCCGTGGAAGCGGTCCGCGAGGCTGTGCTGCGCGAAAAACCACTCGGCCTGAAGCTGTTCATCGATGTGTTTTCGGGCGCGAGCTATCAGCATCTGGCTGACGTGCACGGGCCAACGTACGATGACGACTCTGCCGAGTGGCCAGTGATCAGCGACATGATCGACCACGTGCCAAGCTAAGGAACACCCATGGTGTTGCAAACAACAAACGGGCTGCGGTATCCCGAACCGTCGGATGCGAACGACTATCCGACGCACATGCAGCAGCAGGCCGAGGACACCGAAGTCAGGTTGCCGTTTGCCGTGGCGGACGTGGCCGAGCGCGACGCGATCCCGTCGGGCGACCGCTACGACGGGCTCGTCGTGTGGGTCGTCGCCTCGGGGGTGTTGCAGCAGTGGGACGGGGCGGCGTGGCGCACCATCAGCGCCCACACCGCCCTATCGACCCACAAAACTGACGAGGTGCACGACCAGCCCCAGGTGCCCCAAGCTCACAGTCACGACTCCGACTACTTGGCGCTGGACGGCTCCAACAGCCCGACGGGCAACATCAACTGGGGGGGCTACGAGCTGACGAACCTTTTCCTGGATAAATATCAAGAGCCGGAGGGATACATCACGGTTGGCTCGGACGGCGTGGCGGAGGTAGATTTCGAAGAGCAAATAGTATTTGTATCGTCGTACGACGTTGATAATTTGACGGAGTTTGCTTATACGAATATCACAAGCAATGATGCCTGGCAA